CCTGACGCTATTAATGCAGTGGCTAAGTGCAGTAATATTGGTAATGACCAACATAATCCTAACTGTCCATTATTTTGGAATAGAGCGAAGTCAGGTGATGAGAAGGATGCATTAGTTAGGCATTTAATGGAGGCAGGTGAATATGATACTGATGGTGTAAGACACTCTACTAAGGTAGCTTGGAGAGCATTAGCGAACCTTCAGAAGGAATTAGAATTAGCAGGTGAAGCGCCTTTATCAAGTGAAAATGTTGACCAAGATTTTATTAAAGATATTACTATTACTGTTTCGGGAATGTACGAATTTAAACCAAACGAAGACCAATGATAGGAATATTTGATATAGACAGTATAGTTTATGAGGCAGTGTATAGTGCTGATGATTTTGAAGGTGTAGTTGAAAGATTTTGGGATAGATATAATTCAATAAGATATAATGTTGGGTTAAAGTATCCTAAAGCAGAAATCATATTATGTGGATTCTGTACTAAAAACTACAGGAAAAAGATATATCCTTTGTATAAGGCTAACAGACCTAAAGAGAAACCTGCTTTCCTTCAGGAAATAATTGAGTATGTTAAGAAGGAGTTGCCAATTACTACTGCATCACTAATGGAAACTGATGATTTGGTGGCTAAGTATTTAGAATACTATGGTAAGGATAATTCCTTTATTATTTCAATTGACAAGGATTACAGACAATTTGAATGCACCATTTACAATTATAGGAGAGATGAATGGGAGCAAATCTCTAAAGATGAAGCGACCTTCAACCTGAATGAACAAATGATTATAGGTGATACTGCAGATAATGTTAATTTCTGTAAAGGATTTGGTAAGGCTTGGGTTAAAAAGAACTTAGCAGGTAAGAATGAATATGCTCAACGTAGAGCAGTTTATAGCGTGTTTAAGAAACTTTATAAGAGCAAAGCTAAGGAAATGTATGTGAAGAGTTATATGTTACTTAAATTAAACCTATTTTAATATGCAATTTGATACAAGTGGAGGACTAGGCAATAATGCTATTCCTGAAGAGACAATAGCAGAAAGAATTGAAACTTACTTTTTCCTATATCATTTTAACCTTATGACAGGCGATTATACATTGCGATATTGTGAGCAGGAGGTCAAGAGATTAGAGAAGGAAGAGGATTACGCAGGATGTGCAGGCGTTAAGAAGGCAATGGAATTTTATAGAGTTAATATGTTAAAGCAATCTAAATAAAACTAATTAAATAAATAAAACAATTATGATAATAGCAGCAGCAATAGCAAAAATAATAATGCTTTTAGCATTAGGAGGTAAAATGACAAATACATTAATCAAAGACTTCAATAGACCTCTTGAAAAAGCAGAAAGAATGGGTAGTATTATAGCATTCGTATTATATTATTTTATAGTAATTACAATATACTACTTTGCAGGTATATTTAATATATAAAACACACACAATATGACTGAAAACAATAGAATTAGCAGGAGAATGAACCAAAAGCAGGCTTTAAAACACATTTTAAGCTATGTAGAAGGGACTTTCGGTACTGAGATAGGAACTAAGAGCAGGGAACACGAGATAGTGCTTCAGAGAGCCTTATATTTCAAATTAGCATTAGATACAAGTAAGAGTTCTATGTCGTTAATAGGTAAGTTGGTTAATAGAGACCACGCTACAGTGATTCACGCTAAGAACAACTTATTTCAAGAGGTAATGAGTGACTCTGTTTATTCAAAGGCTTATCATAGTTACCTTTCTAGTCTTAAGCCTTCAACACAAAGTGATTATACCGATTTGGTGAATGGATTACTAGCTAAGGTAGAGCAGGTTAATGAGATTAATGCAGTTCTTAATACGCTCCTGAATAAGGAAGCTGAAGAGTTAACAGACAATGAGGTTATGTACAGGAACTTGAATGAAGAGCAGAGGAGAATTTATGATGAAAGGGCAGCATTAGTATTAAAGACCTTCAGATGGAAAACTAAAAATAAGTATGAACAAATAAATTGTAATTCATAATGGATAATAAAGTAACATTTAAAACAAGTTGTATTCCTTCGGGAATAAAAGACCATTTCTTCTTAAGTATTAATGGTGAGCCTTTAGGTACTTTTGAAAGGAGTGAGTTAAGGAGTATTATAGAGAGAATAGATAATTCAATATAATGGGTAAGCGATATGTAGAAGATACTCAGCCTTCAGACTTTGATGTTCTGAAGGCTATTCGCTTTTGTTGGGAAAGAGGTATCTACTTTTATCCTGTAATCATTAGTGGCACAGGTAGTGGATATAAATATCCTCCGAAATGCAGGATTGAACTTAAACAGAATGGAATTACCAAGCTAGGTGAAGAGGAATATAATCAGGTTTCACAAGCCGATGAAATGTATGATAAGATAAGGCAATTGTATCTTCATAGGCAATCTCAGATATTGCTGAAAACAAAATAACCAATTTTTAGTATTATAGTATGGGAAACAACAATAACAAAAGGAATAAGGATGGTAGAACCTATAATAAGAGGAAGGGTAGAATGAAAATGATACCCGCAGATAATACATCATCACCTCCTGCAGTAAACCAAGCTAAAAAGGATAGAGCCAAGAAACTATCTAGGAAAGCTATATCAAATGTATTCGGTTCTGAAGATGGCGTTTGGGATGAGTTAGCAGTTCAGGCTAAAAAAGGCAATATAAAGGCTATGGAGATGCTTTTAACCTATCAATATGGTAAGGCAGGAGATAATAAAGAAAATAATAGTAACATCAGGAAAGCGCCTGTAATTAGCTTTAACATAACTAATGAGCAGGCTAAGACAATTGACATAGAACACGAAGAGAATGAGTGAGATTAAATTAAGTCCAAAGTACATCCCTTTATTCAAAGGCAATACAAGATATTATATCATAACAGGAGGTCGAGGCTCAGGTAAGAGTTATGGAGTTACATTATTTCTAAACGGTAAAACTTATGAGCCTAACAATAAAGTTCTGTTTACTAGATATACAATGGCTTCAGCACATTCATCAATTATACCTGAGTTTGTTGAAAAGATTGATGTTATGGATGCAGGTGATGATTTTAGAGTCACTAGGGATGAGATAATAAATCAGACTACAGGTAGTAGTATAATGTTTAAAGGTATTAAGACTGCATCAGGTAACCAAACTGCTGCACTTAAATCTCTTTCAGGTGTATCTATATTTGTTGTAGATGAGGCTGAAGAATTACTTGATGAATTCGTATTTGATAAAATAGACTATTCTGTTAGAACACAAAAGTCTCAGAACATTGTTATACTTATTCTTAATCCTGCTACTAAGGAACATTGGATATGGAAGAGGTTCTTTGAAAGTAGAGGAGTTCCTGAAGGCTTTAATGGTGTTAAAGGTGATACTACTTACATACATACTACATATAAAGATAATATAGAGAACCTACCTGATTCATTCCTACAAGCTATTGCTGATATGAAGGCTAATAATCCTTCAAAGTATGAGCATCAAATGCTAGGTGGATGGCTAGAAAAAATGAGTGGAACTATCTATTCCAATTGGAAGAAAGGTCACTATGTTGGGTTAGCTAAAACCTGTTTTGGTCAGGATTTTGGGTTCAGTACAGATTTAACTACATTGGTAGAGATTTCTGTGGATGAGTTACAGAAGGAAATTTATGTGAAGGAATGCTATGGTAAGGCAGGCTTAACTACCTCAGAAATAGCTATTATGAACAGAAGATATTCTAAGGGAGGTCTTATAGTTGCTGATAATCACGAGCCTAGACTTATATCTGAAATAAAAGAATATGGGGTCAATATGATTCCTGCTAAGCAGAATAAAGGGTCAATCCTCTCAGGGATTGCCCTGCTACAAGATTACACTATGATTATAGACCCTAAGTCTCACGGAATTATAAGGGAACTCAATCACTATGTATGGAAGGACAAAGGTTCTGTGCCAATAGATAAGTACAATCACTATTTAGATGCAATAAGATATGGAGCAATGCAATTGATAGTCAATAGGTCTTCAGGTAAATATACCATCAGGTAAGCAATTAGCAATTAATTTGTAAATCCTCATTCCTTAATTGGAGTGGGGATTTTTTTTTGCACCTGTGTTTAATATAAGGGGAACTGTTTAATATAAGGGGAGTGGTCGGTTTTCAAATCCGTATGTTCAATATAAGGGGAGTTCCGTATGTTCAACATAAGGGGAGTTTTTTGGCAACCTAGTTTGCATTGCATAGTACCGATTTTTGCAAGGTACCAATTTTTGCAAGGTACTGCTTTTTTCAACACTACTATTTTATGCAAGGTACTGCTTTTTTCAATTGTTGATAAATTGTTGATAACTTTACATCTATTTATTTGCATATTATAAAAATCTATTTAAGCCATTTTAAGCTACTTTTAAGCTACTTTTAGGGTTCTGTAGTATATGACTATTAAAACAAAAAGATAATAGAAAACCCAATGAGAATGCGGCTTCACAGAGGTTTTTTACTACATTTGACAATTCCTAATAATTTAACATAAAATTTACATAAAATAAATGTTAAAAAGCTTGTCTATATTAAAAATATTGTTATCGTGACGCATAATTAAGGAATAAGACTATTTGAAATATAAAAAAATACTAATTTATCTTTATATATCTTATTTTTATTTGTCTTTTAATCATAGTACAATGATACTACTAATCAATAGCATAAACTAACATAAAAAACGCATCTGTGTATTTTATTTGTCTTTTTATTTGCGTATTAAAAAAATAGTACTATCTTTGTCCTTTATTAATCACTTAAAAACTTAAAATTATGAAGAATTTACTAAATTTATTTACTGAAATCACTGAAAATGAGTCAATTGAATTGAAATCTTTTTATAATGTCACTCTTGGGAATCGTGACGAAATTGTTTTTCAATGTAACATTACGGAAGACAATGTAAAGAATGTTAGAAACTTGCTAAACATTCTCGAGTCAAGGAATGACTATAATAATACAGTTACTTGTATCACTGAATATGGCAATATTAAAACCGTAGTTGAATTAAAAGATACTGAGACTAGTCTTTTAACTCGAATAGTAATAAACATCTATTAATTAAAAATAATTTAATAATAATAATCTAAAATTAAACATTATGAAGACATTAAAACTAGACAAAGTAATAATCGTAAAAGATGATAAGAATAATATTACAATAATTGCTTCTGAAGCATTAAAAGGATATCAACTTAAAAAGATATTAAAAGACAATGAAGAGATAATAGAAGCTTTTAAAAGTACTGAAAAAGTAAAAAGAAATCGTAGGACTAAAAAGCAAATCGAAATTGCTAACTATTGTAATGATGTCGATAACTATAAGTATTTTATTGTAAATTTAGAGATAAACAAAATAAATGTAGGATTTGAAGCAAAAGATGATTGCAAGCAGGATTTAATCGATAATGGCTTAGAAAAAGACAAAAATTTCAAGATTTGCAGCTATAAAGAATGTATAAAATTAGGTATTGACATTGAACAAACTTTAAACGATTGGAAAGCATATAATTAATAACCAAAAAATAAATAAACTTATGATAACATTAACAGACAAAAACGGACTAAAATACATACAAACTAAATACGGTAAAATTTATGATACAATACCTAAATCTAAAATTTTAGGTGAATTTCACAACTACAGCAATAAACAAAAAATATAAATAATAACAACTTAAAATTAAACACAATGAAGAAACAAACTAAAAAACAACTAAATAAAATTAGTAAAAATTTAGATTACTTTTTTAACCTAGCAACTAAACAGGATATTAAAAGCGGCTCGAATTGGTATCAAGATGCAAATAATATCACAAAAGATATATCTTCAAAATATGATGTAAATCCTTATAAGGTAGCTAGTGTTATATCCTGCTTGTCTCCTCGCAATAGGTGGGAGCAGAACTTAAAAGATGCTGCGAAAGTTTGCGAAGCCTTCAAATTTGGCTTGCATCCTGAAGATATAAAAGTTTGTACATTTCACACAAATAAATATAAAGCTTTTAATATACTAGCAGGTAATCTAGAAATCACTCTCAACAGCTTAAAAACTTTTAACTTTGTGCAAAATATAGCTTATCTTAATGATGATTATTTAACGGTTGATATATGGCATATTCGAGCCTGTTTAAAAGAATATAGAAGCATAAAAAATGCTAACATTGGAAAGGTAGCATATCAACAGATAAAAGAATTAACAATAAAAAAAGCTGAAGAGCTAAATTTAACAGGGTTTCAATATCAGGCTATTTTGTGGCTATCTTGTCAAAATTATTATAATAACTTAAATAACTAAATAATGCAATTAAATATAAAGCAAGCGATAAGGATTTATACAAGTGATAAGGATTTTATAATTATCACATTCGATATTAATAATGCAGTTAAAAAAATTACATCTATAATACTTACCAATGATTTACATCGTCACTATAATAGTAAGAGTAAGTTTCAAACTTTTAGAGTATTAGATGATATTAAAAACAATATTAAAAAATCATTCACAATTCATTAACCCACTAGTAAACAATATTAAAAGATATGACTAATTTAACAACTTCAATCCTATTCAATTTCGCATTCTCAGACACTCTAAGCGACTTTTATACAGTATGTGCTAATGATTACTACAGTCTGTTAAAACCTCCTTAAAAGTACCTTAAAATAGATAATATCTATATGTCACCGTGTCAGTATCCAATTTTGTGAATATGACATTTTGACGTAAATCGCAAGTGGGTGGGGCTGAGT